CCCAAGCGGCGGCAGCTTGTCTACCTCAACAAGACAGACCAGAGCAGGCCAGCTGGGTTCAAGCAGGCCATGAAGCAAGCTGCAAGGAAGGGGGCGAACGCCCTGTTCGAGATGCAGCTACTCGAAGCGGCCAGCCGTAAGCGTACCTGGATTGCTGACACTGTGCGGGACGCCGTGGAGAACGGACAGAAGGTCACAGTCCTGACTGGTCGCCGGAAGGACTGCGAAGCCCTGGCCAAGATGGTCCGCACCCGGCTCAAGAAGCACCCCGTCTGGTCAGGACACGGTGGCAATAGCACCGTCGAACGTGACAAGATGGTCAAGGCGTACGCAGAAACGGAAGACCCATGTGCTTTCATAGGGACAACGGACGCTTTCGGAGAAGCCGTGGACGGGTTACAGAACACAGACCTGGCAGTCTTCGGCTTGCTCCCCTGGACACCGGGCCAAGTCATCCAGGCAGAGGGACGCTTCAGCCGTCATGGCAGTAAGCGTCGAGTCACAATCATGTATACCGTAGCAGAAGGAACCGTAGATGAGCACGTTGCGGACTTGCTTCTGGAGAAACTAGAGCAAGTCGTAGTGACACTAGACGACGAAGAGAGTGAAGGAATCGCAGCAACCCTAGCTGGTGCCGAGGACGAGGAGTCCATCGTGGCCAGCATCCTACGAATGATGGAGTAAGAAAATGCAGAGACGACACAAGCAGTGGACGAACTACAAGGTTGAGCACTTCGAGGGCGAGAATTCCGGGGGGCACTTCGAGGTGGAGAACTCCGATACCGTGGGGGCCTACCTGATCACAGCCCACCGCGCCGACGGCGTCATCATCACCAGTGCAGGCTCCCCCCGCCTTGACCAGGCGTGGCTCCGCCTCGTCTACGCACTGGACGTGATGCCCGCACACCTGAAGTACCCCGAGCTGACGCTCGATGCTGTCGACATCTGGTGGGGCCTGCTCTCTGATGAGCAGCGTGAGCCCCTCCAGTTCTTCTGGGACAACGGCCAGGTACTGGAGCACGTCTCGGTCTGGGATGTCTTCGGGGACGGTGGCCCCGAGCCCGAGGCAGGGAGGAACAAGCGGGAGAGGTTCCGTTGGGCATTGTGTGACCTCGTGCAGAAGACGGAACTCCCGCCTCCGACCCTCCTGTCTGAACTGGTCGGTGGTGTGGGAGCCCATGCCTGTACCACGGGGCTGGTTGAGAATGAGGAGGATGCACAGGGCCTGGGCGAGGTGATGGCTGGTGCCGTGAGGGCCTCGCTGAATCAGGTCAAGTCCATCATGGACTACTACGAGACTGGCATCGTGGTTGTACCTGGCGACTACGATGCCTGAGTTGCTAGACCCTGGACCAAGTCGCCGGGGCTGGCATCGTCTTCAGACGGTGCTCCAGTGTCCACGGAAGTATGCGCTCTACACAGAGTCCAAGCGGTCGTCCCGAGTGACGGCCGCCCCGGCTCTGATCAAGGGTAGCTTGCTTCATGTGGGCCTGGCGCACCGGTACGCCCTGATGAAGAACCCCAAGGCAGACCTGTACTCTCCACTCAAGGCAGTGGAGGGGCTGGCCGCAGCCCAGGTCAACGCCGAGGTGTGGGCAGAGCATGTCCCCCTCGTGCAGAAGACCCTGCTTCAGTACGACCTGCGCTGGAGCGGAGAGCAGTGGGAGGTGATGGACGTGGAGCGAGAGCTGACGGCGAACATCACGGACCCGGAGCGAGACGAAGTGTACCTCTACACGCAGCGAGCGGACCTCGTGGTTCGCAACCGACAAAGCGGACAATGGTACATCGTGGACCATAAAACGTCAGTGCGGGTGGCACCGAAAACCATCCGACGTTACACGTTGTCGGGCCAGTTCCGAGGCTATGAATTCTTTGGGCGGGGCCTCCTCGGCAAGAGCTGGGGCGGCGTCATCCTCAACATGATTCAATGGCCGACGGAGAAGAAGGGCGCGGAGTTCTCCCGTGTCTCTCTGGAGCCCGCACCGTACGCAGACAAGACTTTCAAGAGCACTGTCCTTCACGCTGAACGAACCATCCGAGACCTGACTAAGACTGACTGCCCGCCCATGGAATGGCCTGGTGCCCATCACGAGATGGCCTGCTGGACTGCCTATGGACCGTGCCCACACCTGACCAAATGCCAATGGGGAACTGATACATGAGACTGTACCGATTCGGAATCACTTACGGACCGAGCAAGACAGGCAAGACACTCGCCGCCGTCCGGGCCTTCCCTGACGGACTCTTCATCGCACCGCCCGGTGCCCTGACCTCCGCCAGATGGCTGGACTGGGAACCACAGACGGTAGAGCTGAAGAGGGACCAGGGCTTCAAGCACATCGGAGACCTCGTCAAGCGTGCCTCCGGGAAGTTCCCTGCCATCATCGTGGACGATCTGTCCCTGATTGCAGACAACGAGCTTGAGGCGTGCAAGAAGGTCGCGAAGGGATTCGCTGCCTTCGATGTCTTCAACCGCAGGATGTACGACCTACGTGACATCTGCCGGAACGCCGAGTCTCACGTCCTGTTCACCTGCCACGAGCAGGCACCACGAGAGGTGAAGAAGGACGCGTTCAGTCGGTACATCCCTGGTGCTCCGCTCATGCCAGGCTGGCAGGTGCCGGAGAAGCTGCCCGCCATGGCAGACTTCGTGGCCAGGGTTGTCTACGACGACGACACACCAGGCTGGCCGTACGTGTACGACACGGCACCGGACCCGCACTACATCACGGGTGACCGTCTCGCCATCCTGCCCGGAAGGTTCCCCTTGAACCTCCGAGAAGCCCTGCTGGGTGCAGGGTACGCCGTACCTCGTCCCGAGCCTCTGGTCTGGATGGAGGAGTACGTCGAAGCTACAGCCCTGGACCTTCTCGAAGAGTCCGGGGAGAAGAAGCCAGATCTCAAGCGCGTCTTGTCGGCCACGGCAGGTACGCTCCAACACCATTCCCCTCGGCACGTCCGTTGGGTTCTCGCTGACGCTCTGGACAGGATGTCCTTGCGCCGGCACACTGCAAACCTTCTGGTCGATTTCATCGACAACTACTAGACAAGGACTGAATCATGTTTGACTTCTCGAAGACCGTCGTGAACGTACCCCCTGTGAAGGAGGACGTGTACTTGGTCGAGATCGTCTCGGCTGAACAGTACGAGACGCGCAACGGCAATGACCGCATCCGCTTCACCTGCCTCGTTGAGACTGGTGCCGCGACTGGGGACAGCCAGGCTGGCTGCACCATCCAGGACGGCTTCAACCTCCCGACGTACCAGGACGCCACCAAGAACGCCAGGCTTCAGTCCCTGTGGATGAAGTTCTACGTGTCGCTGGGTGTCGACCAGGCAGAGCTGCGTGCCCTCGGGCCGAAGTTCAAGTACAAGCACATCATGGAAGAAGGCAAGTTCGAGTGCATCATCGGCAAGAAGGGGTACGTCCGCTACGTCCCCGCCGCTGACAAGGACTCCTACTCCGACAGCACCTGGCTCACCCCGCGCCAGGCGGAGGTATACACCGAGGCTCGCGCCACGGTGGAGGAGGCCACGAGTACCGCTGCCGAGGGCATTGATCCCCTCGCTGGTCTCTTGAACGGCTGACACCTAGTGCGTCCCTGTCTTGGTCGGTAGGGGGGTCGAGTGTTTCACTCCACTTGACTTTCGGGTAGTGCATCGCCGGCCAAGACAGCGGACGCCCTCTGGGGGAACCATGGCCCTTGAGTGTGCCAACTGCGCTGCGTGTCCTCTCCGTTCCTATTGGGAACGGAGAGGGCACTGGAACCCTGTGGGGTTCGAGCACAACGAGAGCGACGTGCTTGTCCTGGGGGACGCGCCCTCGAAGCAAGACCTCGCGAACGGGAGGCCCTTCGTCGATGCCCTTGGTATCGCCGTGATGGACTCCCTGGAAGAGCTGAAGAAGACACGGCTCGACGTGGACTGGGGAAACCTGCTGGGCTGTAGGTGGCCGGACGATGATCCCAAGGTCTACCTCGCCCAGCTACAGAAGCGGAACCGGAAGCGTGCCAAGAAGAAGGAGCCCGCCATCATCAACCCGGTGGCAGCGTGCTGGCCGCACGTCCGGGAGGAACTCAAGCGGTACCAGACCGTCATCCCCATGGGCTCCTACGCGGCCAAGGCCATACTGGATGGGAACCCCAGGCTCGAAGACGTACGGGGTGGGCCGACCTTACGGGGAGAGCAGAAGGTTCTCCCGACCTACCACCCACGTCTGCTCCAGGTACAGGAGCATCTCCGCGAGGTGTTCCGCTCGGACATTGCCAAGGCGTTCAGATACCACCGAGACGCCCTGCGCTGGGAGGACCCGAAGGTCTTCTACCAGCCCACAGCGGAGTGGGCTCGTGCCTGGTTCGAGAGGAACCGCCACGAGGTCCTGGCCTACGACGTGGAGACTGACGGCATCGACAGCCTCACCACGGGGCTACGGTGCATCGGCATCGGGACTACGGACGAGGTCCTGATGTTCGGACTCCAATCTGTAGACGGCCAGACCGTCCTATACGAACCAGAGGAAGAGCGCAAGGTCAGGAAGCTCCTTGCCGAGGTCTTCACGGACAAGAGCATCCTAAAGTCAGGGCACAACGCCGGGTACTTCGACCGCACAGTTATCGAACAACACCTCCGGGTAACGCCCGAGCCCCTCGTGGACACCATCCTGATGCACAAGCTCGGAGCGTCAGAGCACCGGCACCGCCTGGGCTTCGTGGCCAGCCTGCTCCTCGACGTGCCGGCCTGGAAGGCGGACCACACCGGGGTCACAGCCCAGACGGATGCTGACCTCCATGCCTACTGCGCTACGGATGTGGCCGTCACCGCTCGCATTTTGTTGCCCTTGCGAGACAAGGCCAAGCGCCGCAAGCAGCTCCACCTGTATCACATCGACGCAGAGATTCAGGATGTCTGCGCTGGGATGCACCGGCTAGGGATGCGGGTAGACGAGGGCCGCCGTGCTGCTCACGAGCAGGTACAGGTCACCGAGGCAGCCCAGTGGCTCGGTGCGATCCACGCCCTCCAGCCCAACCTCAATCCGAACAGCCACGTACAGCTCCGTGCTCTGCTCTTCGATGACTGGGGCTTACCTCCCTACGAGTACACCCTCGCAGGAGAGCCCTCGACAGGGGCTGCGTCCATCCGGATGCTTCTGGTGAACCCACTAGTGGATGAGGACCAGCGAGCCCTCCTGCGGGCTGTGAAGCGTTACCGCAGGGCAGAGAAGCTCTTGTCCACCTACCTCCGGAAGTGGGCACCAGGGGTCGGAGTGGTCACACCAGAGGGCTACGTCCACCCGGACTACAACGCACACGGTACGGTGACGGGGCGACTGTCCTCCTCGAACCCTAACTTCCAGAACGTGCCATACTTCCTCCGGGACATCTTCATCCCCCCACCGGGCTGTGTCTACGTCGGAGCGGACTACGACCAGCTAGAGCTTCGCTTCGCCGCTGCTCTGTCCGGAGCGGAGAGCTACCTGGATGTGTTCGAGAAGAAGCTCATCGACCCGCACAACTTGACAGCTGACCTCATGTTCGGTGACGCCTTCTGGGCGAGCGAGGGAGCCCCGAGCACCCGCATGGGGAAGGGCACCGGCCAGTTCAAGAGACTCCGGAACCTAGCCAAGACCATCTGCTTCGCGTCCCTGTACGGAGCCAAGCCCCCCAAGGTCCACGAAATCATAGGCCGAGAGGAGGACGACCAGGGCAACATGATGTACGGAGACATGGACTTACGCCAGGTCCGTACGCTCCACCGCAAGTGGCTGGAGCGAGCCCCGGAGTTCAAGGCGTGGTGGCGGCAGACGATGCAGACGCTACGTCGCCAGGGCTACATCGAGGAGTGCGTGCTCAAGCGGCGTCGGTACTTCGCACAGGAAGACTACAACGCCGTGCTGAACTACGGCGTCCAGGCAGGGGGCTTCGCTGTGGTAGCCCAGGGGATGATCGAGCTAGTCCAGGACCACCTGCCGTTCGACTTCGGCCAGGGGTCAGGACTTGTGAACCAG